ATCTTAGTTTATCTGGGGACGTGATATCTGCAGTCATGGACATTTTTATTAATTTGTCACATTTGTTGCAGTACACGGACGATGACCGTCGAGTTATGGCATCAATTGCTTATGATATATGCAATCCAGCGGTCGTTATGCTGGGCACCATAGTCAAGATGGCTGGGGTCAATACCTCGGGTAACCCCTTGACGACCATGATCAATTGTGTTGCCAATATGCTCATTAACTGTCAGATACATGCTATGATCAAGTTTGACACTGTCCATGGCAAGTACATGCAGGATTATCCCCGAGATTATTCATCAATGACGGTTGGTGACATAGATTTCAGTTTGAGGAGTGTCGTCACTTATGGAGACGATGTTGTCCTTAGGGTTGATAAGGGTTCTAACATCACGCAACCTGCCACCATATATTATGGCAAGCAGCTTGGATATGTGATCACGGGATCTGACAAGGGTGACACTGTCACCGAATATGCCCAAGATTTTGGGTTCTTGAAACGCAAGTTCAATTTGTACGCTCACAAGCAAACAGGAGAAGTCGTGATGTGCTTAGCACCTTTGGCAATGGATTCTATATTCAAGCCTTTTGTGTGGGGTGATTTCAAGAAAGTTGACATTAACGATCATTATGCTGGTCTTGTAAAGTCAGCCTTACATGAGTTGGTGCAACATGGAGAGTGTGTTTATGAGATGCATTCTCCCAAGTTATGGGCCTTCGTTGAAGCTTTTAGTGTTGAAACGAAGCCTAAGAAGAATTCCGCTACGGTATTCAGATCGTGCATGAGGTCACGCTTTAAGGAGGATTCATTTCCTTCTTGGAAACAAGCTGTGAGCGATAAGTACTATCATTTTCTCAATCGGGCCAATAGCGAGCTGACGCTGTCCGATATCGAATTATTCGAGTTGTAATTAGCACGGCCCTCCATGGCCTAAAACTGGTGTCGTTGTGTACATTATTGTATGTTTAATTAGGATTAGCAATCCAAGAAGCTCCTTACGACAGAGAACAGCGGGAGCTGAGTGTATTTGCTGACA